CTTTGATTTTAACATATTTGAGCGGTGGTCGACCACTGCTCAAATATGTTAAAATCAAAGAGATGGAAGAAACAGATTGTTACTACATCAAATGCTATCATTTGGGCGATGCAACAACTCCATCACGTTGGGAGAGTTACGAGGTTCAAAAAGGACCTGGTAAGGAAAATCAACCAGCAGAGAAAATAGGTGAGGGCGTGTTCCCAGCTGGTATGAGCTTGCCAGTATTCATTGCTTATGGTCGCAGAGACCCAAGAACTATGGAATGTGGCGTAAGTGATATTGATAGTGCAAGTGATGCACAAAAAGAATATTACAAACTAGAATGCGAAAAGTACACAGCATTACAGTTTGCACACACAATCATTCGTGCAGATAAAGGCATTAGTGTTCCAGTACACGCAGGTGCTATTGTTCGTGCTAATGAAGGACAGATTGAAGCTATCGCAGTTGATACTGGTGACGTAGATGCAATCATTCGTACACAAGATAATATATTAGAACAGATAGAAGCATTGACTGGCTTAGGTGGATTACGCACAAGTAAGAACCAAGTAGCTAGTGGTGTTGCTATCATTGAAGAACGCAAACAACTACACAGAACTGCAAAAGCCAAAGCACGATTGATGGAAGTTACAGAAGAAATGATTTACACTTATGCCGCACGTTTTATGGATCAGCGTTGGGCAGGTGAAGTACATTATAACACTGATTATGAAGCACACGATACTAACTATCGTATGGCATTAATCACAAAAGCTAGTGAGTTAGCTGGTGAGAATGAAATCGTTAAGTCATTGATTACAAAAGAAATCATTGCATTGCTTTCACCAGCAGAAGACATACCAGAATACGAACAAGTTTATATCAATACTATTCCAGATAGTGATTTAAAAGTATTGATGCAAGAAAACAATAGTCAAGTATTGAGCAGAGATTTAGCTCCATCAATGATACCTACACACGAACAGTATGGCGAAGATGGTGATTTAGATGGTAAAGAACAAGCTGAATATGATAATGAAAATAATGAATCAGACAATACTAGCATACTTGGTGGTGCTAATACCCCAGTAACAAACGTAGGTATAACATACTACACAAATCAAGTAGCACCAGCAATATTGCTAGGTGGTACAGCAGGTAGATAATACTACCTATAAACTAATTGTAATAAATACAATACAAACTCGGTGATAACGTAAAATCAGGAAAAAATTAAATGGATCAAAAATCTTTCGTTGGCAACGACAGCCAGACTAATGCAAACCAGTCAGCCCCAGGGCAAGAAGGTGGCGATGAGCAAGTAAATGCTGGTGCTATTCGTAAGAGTACTACACAAGGATTATTAACTGCCCTTAGCAATGCTAGTGGTACTAATTTTACCAGTGTAGAAGATGCTCTTGCTTATATCGCTAGAACAAGTGCTCAACAACTCGGTGGCAACGCACAGCCAGTGGAACAACCAAAAGTACAACAAACGTCCGGACGTGTAACAACTAACGACTTGCATGAACGCTTTAACGAACTATCACAAAATCTTGCCCGTAAAGAGCAAGCATTGCGTGAGAAGGAACTTGATAGCGATATTCAGCGAGCAATGGGTGACAAGTTTGACAGTGACTTACTTGATTATGCATTGAATAAAGTTAAAAATAATATTCAATGGAACGATGATGGCACTTATGCTATCGTTAATCAAAAAGGTCAAGAACGTTATGGTAGTGATGGTATGCCACTTACAATCCAGGGATTGGTACAGGAAGTAGCTCAGGGTAATCCTAAGTTATTGAGACAGAGCAATTCCAATTCTGGATCAGGTTTAAGACCTGGACAAGGTAGTTTTACTGGTGCGTTAGACGAGACAGTTCCAGACTATTCACGTGATCCTGCCGCATTCAATGCGTGGGCTAACAAGAATGGTTTAGGTAAAGGTGTCGGACTGAAAGGTCTTGGCGTATCAGCAACAGTATCTAGTTCAAGTCGCAAAGTGCTCTGAAGCCAACAAAATTTAATTTAAGGAAAATATTATGGCATACGTCTTAGGCGGCCCCAATAATGAGGGCGATGGTTTTACAACAGCGATTTCAAATTTCGCATTACGTGCTATGCACGAATCAAATGGTCTAGTTAACTTTACTAACGTGGTTGCACCTACACAAGGCCAAACATTTTTGGTCCCAAATTTCGCTCCTATAACCTATCAAGATTATAATGCGAACGGCACTGGTGGTACATTTGGTACAGGTAACGCGGTTGTACAGAATCCTTCATTGGGTCAAGGTACAATCACAGCAACTCCTGCAGTTGCACAAACAGCGTTCGATATCTTCTACGGATGGACAACGAGTTTCACACTAGCCGCAACGCTAGGTGCTGAACTTGGTGAGAGTTTCGCTGAAAAGGTAGACCAACGTGTTACAGCGGCTTTCTTAAGCTTCAAAGCAACTCCAGGGAACTTGTTCTATACAGCTACCCCAGCTGACGGATTTGCACGTGTCTTGCAATTAGGCGCTATGGAAGTTATCGGTGCTACTAACACTAGTGGTACATGGACTGATGGTTTCACATCAAACAGCATTTTAGATTGTATCCGTTTAATCAAGCAGAACTTTAAAGTCGCTCGTATGCCTGGCACTCCAGTTATCGTTATGGATAGCAATGGTGATGCACAAACACAATCAGGTTACACTGGTGGACAAGTTGGTTCTAGTTTGAATCGTTTGTTAGCTGAACTAACTGGTGGTGCAGTATCACAATCTGGTGGTTCTAACCTATCTGCTCTTGGTAATGAATTGTTATCAACAGGTAAGATTGAATCTGTATATGGCTGTATGGTTATGTTCACTACATTCTTGCAAGACGCAACACGTACAGTAGTTGGTCAAGCTTCATTACCAGTATTGGTTGGTGCTTACATGGGTGATAGCGCAATCTTTACAGTAATGAAAGAAGGCTTGCAACTTAAGACTGGTGAAGTGCCAGGTGGCTTACAAATTTGGTTAACTGGCGTAGGCTATTTCGGTAGTGGCGTTGGTGACTTGCGTAGAGGCGGAGCTATTAATATTCTACAAAACTAAATCGAATATGACTGGTAGTCTAAACACTACCAGTCAATGTCTAAAGGAAATAATATAATATGTCAGTACCATATCAACGAATATCAAATGCAACAGTAGAGGACATTCAGTTCTACGATCCGGCAGCGGAACGCAGAGCGGCTGCTCTACAAGTTGATTGGGCTCCTTACTTTAAAGTTGCTTCACAAGAGTGGCTTTATAAGTTAGAGTTCGGATGGTGGCAGAAATACTGCGACACAGTGTTGGGTGCTTACTATTATGCTAATCTGCCTAATGGACAGTTGATTTCTAGTTTTAACCCTAGTCTATTGATTAAAAACGATCAAACATTAATTCGATTAGATACATTTGGAGCTATCTTAGTTTTCTACGAAAGCTTAGTAACAGATGTGTCTAATATGAATGAAGTAGATATGCAGAATTACGATTTTGCAAAAATGCGATGCGAGACTGAATGGACAAAGGCGTTGCAGTTGATGAACTTCTATGATTTATACATGGATAGTCCTCAAGGACCAACGACAAAACTCGAAGAAAACTGGACAGCAGACGTGGATTATTTCAATGGGGATAGGAGATATTTCTAATGGCAGCGGTAATACTAAATGCACCAACAGTCAATACTACACAAATTATTGATGTGTTGAAACGAGACATTCCAAGAACTTGGAGTGTTCCGATTTATGACGAATTTCCCAGCAGTGATGAGAAAGTTCGTTATGGCATTTATGTTAGTGATGTACATACAAATAGTAGAAATCCACATCAGTTAGCTATTCAATATTGTGGCGCAATATATCACGCATTTGATGTATTTGACGTAACATATATTAGCTACCAAGATGACCCATATAACTTAGATGTTAATGCTATTATTGCAAATCTAGTTACAGCATTGAAAGACGACGGACAGCAATTGATGGAAGGCTATTTTGAAAGAAATTTCAATCAAGTCAGAACATACGGACCAACGCAAGCAGAGAAGCACGTTTGGACATTCGAATTAACACGATTAGAATTTAATACATAAGCCAACATACAAGGAGACTATAATGGCAAGAATTACGGTAAACACAACAGGTACTCAACCAACACTATTGGTAAGTACAGACCTCATTAGCAATAGTGCTAACTGGGGTAACATAGCAAACACTCTATCAGTAACTTGCTTACAGGATGTAACAATCACTAACTCTACTGGAGTTTATTCTTATACAGATTTCTGCAACACAGATATGAATAAGCTTACAACACCAGCAGATAATGAGATTTCTGTAAACATGGTTATCGATGATACAGTATTCTTCGGAAACGCAGGAGCTACTGCTAACAGCGCATCATTTTATGGTGTATCACAGTTGAGTATTGATAAGCAACCATTACAATTTAAACTTGTAATGAATGGTGGCAATGCAACTGCTAACGCATACTACTATGCTGGTCAAGGCTTCATCAGCCAACTTGCACCAACTGCAAGTCCTGATGCTCCTGTTTGGATCACACCAATGACATTGGCTGTAAATGGTTCAATGACCACAGAGAAAAATCCTTAATCTTAATTGATATAGGAAGACTAGGGAATACTATAAAAGGTATTCCCTTTTTTACTGAAAGAAACAAATGACCCAAGAACAAGTATGGTATAAGACCAAAGAAGAAAAGCTTAGAAGTTTAATTGCTGATGAAGCAAAGATGATGCCTATGCTAGATGCTATGATGGCAACAATCAAACAACTAAAAGCAAAGCAAGCATTTAGATTAGCTCTACTAAATCAACTATTAGAAGAACTAAACGAAAACGAATAAATACATTACAATAAATTAAAAGGAATAACAAATGAACATCTCAGAACTCGCATCTACTCCCAAACTAATAGAAATCACGCTTGACGATGAAGCATTGATAGAGAAGTATGGAGAACCAATTACATTTCACACATATGATGTAGTGGGACTATCTACATATTTTGAATTCTTTAATGCAAGATCCGATCAGCAATATGAGCAACTAGACAAGATTATAAAAAAACTTATTCTAAACTCAAAAGGCAAACCAGCATTAAAAGATAATGAAGACTTGCCAATCGATATTGCCGCAGCCGCTATTAATAGGGTTGGTGAAATATTGGGAAAGTCACAAAGCAAGACATTAACCCAGACGACTGGAGCACATCCAGAATGATTATGATAGGTCGTATGGCTAAAGAATATGGAATGCTGCCAAGTCACATTGAGCAACAAGCCACTACATACGACATTATGATAACAGATGTTCTTGCTTCATATGAACATTATCAACAACAAAAAGCGTCAGGTAAAGTTGATCCAAGCTTATATCAATTTAGCCAAGAAGAACTATTAGCAATGATGGAGAAGAATAATGAGCAAAATCACTGATAGATTAAACAAAGTTTTAAACATTGTAAATACTACCAATATTACCAATGAAGCTTATAATAAGTTTAAAAGTGTAACTCCTGTTCGTAGTGGTAATGCTAAACGCAAAACGACAAAATCTGGTAATAGCATTGACGCTAACTACGCATATGCCGGTGTGTTAGATAAAGGTCGTCATATGACTAATAGAGGTATGCGTGGTAGTGAACAAGCACCAAAAGGTATGACTGAACCCACGATAGAACACATACGAGATTATATCAAACGAACATTGGGTATAACCATAAAATAAGGAAGTGTAATGGCAACGATAGACAACTATAAAATAGTTATGGATGTGCAAGGTCAGCAAGCTGTTGACCGATTAGGCAAAAGCCTCGGTGGATTAGGCACAATCATTGCTGGCATTGGCTTGGCTTCATTTGCTACAGGCGTGTTACGTATGGCTGATGCTATTAGCGATTTGGCTAGTGCTACTGGTTTAGCTATTGGTGAGATAGCATCGTTTGGTGGTGCATTAGAACAAGCTGGTGGTAAAGCTGATGACGCAAGTAAAATGCTTGGGGCTTTTTTCCAACAGATAGATAAAGCCGCAAGTGGTAGTGAAGAAGCACAAAAAGCATTAGCAAAAGTTGGCATTACATTTAGTGATTTAGGTAATTTAAGTGAGAAAGATTTACTTGCTACCGCATTAAAAACATTGAAAGAAATGGGCCCAGGTGCTGAACGTACAGCAGCCGGTATGGATGTGCTTGGTAAAGCATTTAGAAATATTGATCCAAAAGTATTAGCAGACGCATTTGCTAGTGGTGATTTTAGTAAAGCAGAAGCCGCATTAAAACAAATGGGTGATTTAGCAGATACTATGGCTGCTAATATGAGAACATTGCAGATTGCTGGAGCACAAGTGTTCAGT